TTCCTGTACCAGTCATTATTTTCCTTTAACATTATCAATCTGTGCTTTCAATTTCATCCTTACTTCCTGATTCTTTGAATCTTCTAAGAATAAAATTGTGTCTTCCAAGACTCCGATAGGGGAATCTGATCCCGGAAGTGAGAAGTAATGCTTCTTCTTAATGAGAGCTCCTGCTTCAACACTTCTCTGGATTAAGAGCTTCACAAGGTAATCATCATCATCAAGGATCTGCAGGTAAACCTTTAGATCATCTTCAATGATTCTACCTATCTCCTTCTTCAACCAATCAACACTGGCTGTCTTAGGAGGTCGTTTAGCGTCTATTGCCGTAAGATAGTACACATAAAGGAAGTCCATCATCTTGTCAACACTCTTATCAATCTTACCGATGTAGATATAAGCATTTTTCTTGTCTTCAAGATCTGAAACATCATTTACAAGTTCTTCTCCTTCTTCGCATAGGGCGAATTTATAAGTACCTTTTTGAAACCTGTTGGCCCAATTGGGAGCGATGTTATCAACATCACTACGCAATATAAGGAACTGTACAAATTCGTCTGTCTTGGATAAATCAAGATGTAGTCCATTTCTGTCCAGGAATACAGTGTTACCCCGCCAGTAATTTTTCTGGACGTGGCAATTAAGAGAGTTAAGATCGGGGAGCCCAAGTTCGCCAACAAGGGCTTCCCTATCTTGATCTGTGAATTCTTTATCGACAACTGTTAACGGATCCATCAGTACATTACCCGATTTTACCGGAACAACCACTCCATATTTGGATCCGTCATTCATGAAAGCAGAATCATGGTCGGATGGAACCCATCCACCTTTCCTACGAATAGGACGTACCGTGTACTTCTGCTCTCTCAGTGTCATTACTTTCTTACTATAAGTTATAGTTTCCATACTGCTTTTTTACTCCTTTATAGAAAGTTAATATTAATAATCAATCACGCTTGGCTTGATGGTAGCACAACGAGTTGGATCATTAACCAGTACTCCACCGGTAAATGCTCTGTGTTGTGTGTATCCATCTTCCGGAGTTGCCATATACCTTCTCTCGTTCTGAACTTGGAAAGGATCACGCAGACCAGGGATATATCCCATGAAGTCTTCCATTCCTTTTTCATAAACTCTACGGATGTTGTCTTCGCCTCCTGTGCGTCCAACATTCAGTAATTGGTATACATAACTCTGTGCTACACCTTTTCCACTTGGATGCATAACCTTATTACGTTCTCTGTCATCGAAAGTAGGATCTACCATTACTCCGAGCTTGGTTCCATCAGGTCCCCAATACTCTTTGAAGTTCTCATGATATCCCCATCCGTCGCCAGTCTTGTAAATAGGTGATTCCGTTTGGAAAGGCTGATACAATGTTGAGTAGTTCTTGATTGCCTTGTGGAAGTTATACGCACCCCATTTACCAGTTCTCATCAGAATCTGACGAGTCTGACCGTATCCACCATTAGTGTCATCGGTAAGGTCCATGATAGCTTCAGTCAGCCACTCAATATCTACTTCAAAATCATTGTAATGAAGAACGTTCGAGGCTTCAATTTGCTGCTCTAATCCAGCTCCCTGCTCAATCTTGAATCCACTCAAACCTACTTGTTTGAATGTTCCATCATCAGCACGGTTGGTGGTAGCAAAGTTCAGAAGCTTGTCCTTCATATCCTGGAACTGAGTCTCAAATTCCCAGTCTGCATACTGCGTCCAAGTTGACATAATCTTCTCTTTTCCATTCTCATCTACAGCTTTCCATGAGAAAGCAACAGGACGAGAAATCATATTACCAGGGCGCGTATCTTGCATCCTGATCATAGAGAAGGTGTTCTTCATTGAGAATGGGCTGGTATAGTTAGGAGTTCCACCCTTGATGGATAGAGTCTTTTCTACGATTGACCATTCTTTTGAGAACCTTTTGTTTGGTTGAAGTTCTGCATAAGGAATATAGAGATCAGGATCTCCAGTGAACAATTCACATTCGTAATCCCACTGTACGCCATTAGGCTCAGGAATTCCGACAATGCGAATAGGATAAACAGAATTCTTTTCACCAACAATCAGGTTAGTGTCTGAGAAATACTGCTCAGGGAATGTGAGTGTGAATCTTGCTCCATTTCTACCAACCTGTGATGTGGTTGAAATTGCAGATCCATTAACTGTACAAGCAACCAATGGAATATTCTTCTTGGAAGAACCTTGAAGTTTCCAACGGAAATCATCATCTGTATCGAGATACAGAGGAGTAAATTTATTCAGGAAAATCCCGAAGTTAGTTCCGCGGTTTGCTTTGTAAAGCAGGTTTACCATCTGTGACGTATCCTGCGGATTCGTCTGGTAGATTGCCCCCAAATGATTTTTTGTGGTCAGCCCGGACCAATCTTGGGGTTCATACTCTTGAAGTGGCGATACTCGTTGCATTTTTATTTAATTTAGAACGATTAAGTTATATTTGATGTGGGAATACAAAATTTGCATTTCCCGCTTTATCCTTATCCTGATCTGCCTGTACTATTGCTGTAGCAGTTCCTGCACTCTTCCTCTCTCCACTCATCTTATCAATAAGCTTTTTAGCTGCTGCAGTTTCTGTTTTGGCCATGAATGTTTCAAGATTCAAGTTCTTATAGGATCCTTTGAACGTACATCCATTGATTTACTAACTGGTCGTTTCCTTCCATCAGGTAGCTCCTCAAATCGTACAGGAGTTGTTAATTGCTTAACAAGTTCCTTTTTAGTCTTATCATCAACCTTTACCCCAGGTAATATCTCCTCAACTGCATTAACAGCCGTTTCGATCTTAGTCTTGGTTTCTTTATTAGCATCTTCACGTTTCTTCTTACTTACCTCGGCTCTTTGAATCATTCCCTGTCTCTCTACGGAAATCATTCCATTGATCTCTTTGAGTCCATCGGTAGCTTCAGATAAGATCTCCTCATTTTCTACAGCTGTTGCAACAAGTTTCTTGATCTTATTATCGGAGAATCCTTTCATTGATAGAAAGTCTGTATATAGGGCCTCTTGTAATTCTTGATTATCCTCAAGGTCCTTTACAGATATCCCTCCAAATTGTTGCTCTAATGTGTAGTTCTCTGCCGCTTCTTCGAATGGTACACCTTTCTCAAGTGCTTCCATGAATTCAACAGCCCTTCCCCCAACGCCTTCTTTAAACTCTTTAACACCTTCATCAATAGACTCGTCAATCTGAACTTGTATATGTTCGTTGATTTTAAGAATCCCTTGTGCTGGATCAAGTTCTTTAAGTTCGTCAAGGTTAAAGTTTGGGAGTACGCCATTTTCTTGAAGAGCCGCAGCATGGAGATAGACAGGAGATTCACTCTCTGAGTCAGACGTACCCCCGCCCTTTGTCTTATCTTCTTTTGTTGATGCTGCTGGTTTTCCCTCTTCTCCTCCTCCGGCATCTCCACCGGTATCTACAATAATAGTGTCTTCAGGTTTGTCTTCAGGCTTCTCTCCACCACCGGCTCCTGCCTCTGGTTTATCTCCGCCTTCTCCTCCTTTAGAACCGGGCTCTCCACCTCCCTGTTCTCCAGCTCCTGCTTCTGCTGCTGCAACGTCCGCTTCCGGAGTTTCAGGAACATCTACAGTCAATAACTGGTCCTCGAGTTCACCGATGTCGATGCCGTCAAAGAAGGAACTTTCATTACTTTCTGCTGCTTGTTTTGCCATTTTTTAGTGTCCTTTCATTATACAATTTTAAACTATTAGAAATATAAATGCAAGGGGTAAAACCCCCGTGAGTATTACAATGGTATACTACCTATAGATAAAAACCTAAAATAAAATTTTATAAATTATTTTTTTATAGCTTTCTGTGCTGGCCTCATTTTAGCAATCTTTTCCTGAGAAACTATCTTATCCTTATTTTCTTTCTCTCTTCGCTTCTGATCTGAATCGAACTGCTTTTTCTTCATATCCCTCTCCTGTTTTTTATCATCGAGCATCTTATTCAGTTTCTCCATTTCAAACTTTAATCTCTCTTCAGTTTGAGGATCCAGTGCTTGTGATTCAAGTTCCATCATCTTGACCTGTACAGTTAATTCAGCCTCATAAATACTACCATCAATCTTAGCCATCTCTATACGCTCATGCTGTGCCATCTTTTTGTCTTCAATCTCAGACATAACCTGTGCCTGCTTTTCCTGACTTTCAAATCCTTCTTTACGGATATCATCTTCACGCTGCTCTCTTCTCTCCTCACTATCTTCAAGTTTCCGGATCATGCTCGATACAGAAGTATCCCTGTATATGGTAAAGATATCTTTGAATGTCGCTTTATCATTCTGGAGGGCGGCCTGCGATAACATTTTGATAGCTTGGATAAGCTCTGCGTCTGACTGACCATCGCTGATATAGATCCCATACTCTGACTCTGCGAAAGTTCTTCCATCGACTTTAAATATATGATTCATTAATCCATCATCTACATACTGGAGCTTTTTCGCTGCATCACCGGTAGATGTTCTCCAGGCATACTTCGCTGTTTCAAGCACTAACTCCATTGCTCTAAGTTTCGTGGCATCATGTACCCTAAACCATTCTTCTGTGATATGTGAAGATTGAGTAACACTTCTCTCAACACCACCAAGAGTCTCCCGATTTGATACCTGTCCCTCACGTTGGGGTGAGATACCGGCTACTTCTCCGAGTTCTAATTTCACATATCTCGCCAACTCAAGATTTGCACGAATGATATCTGAACTATTCAAATTCATGACGGAAGATCCTCTTTGCTTTATTGTACTGACCAGTTTTCCCTGTGCAACACCTTTCTTACCTTCCTTAAATGAGTCAGTAACCATATAACCATTCGCCTCTGCGAACATCATTACAAGATCCTCATCCCATCCGTCAGGAATCTCAGCAAGATCAAGTTCGGCAATCACACCCTTATTCCTTGCAGAAGCAAGTTCCGTTCTTCGCATATAAACATTGTACAGATACTTATACGGCTTGATTCTATCCATCAGTGATATACTTGGACCAGTGCCGATCGAGTAGATTGTTCCAACAATAGGAGGAAGACATATTGAAGGATTGGAAAACTTTGAACCGATTCTTGGAAGAGGTGCGATACGTTTATACATATCATGTCCAATCTTATAACCTTGCCACCATTCATTAATCCAGTGCCATTTGATTTTCCATCCAAGTTCTTTAAATTGTTCAATAGGAAATTTCTCGTCAACAATCGTGGTCTGTTCATCACCATTTGGATCAAAGAAGCTAAGTTCTCCAATCTTCCTTCTTGATCTCCAGATTGTCCTTGTAACACGAATGTTTCCATCTGTATCTGAAAATCCACCAAATGTATTGATGTCAGAACCACCAATAGTGATTAATTGAGAAGTACTTAAATCCTGGGCTTCTTGCTGTACATCGATCGGCCCGGGGAGAACTTTGTCTCCCCAATATCGATTTTTCCTGAAACCCTCTTCGAGTTCGTCTACCTCGCTTGGCTCAAGTACATCCCAAAAATCATCAATTACTTTCCCTACAGGGAAGTAACCATCATCCACTATAATATCGGAATCTTCAATCCTATGGCTATCTCCAGAACCAAAGGTTGAAATGTTAAGTGGATTACGTTTAGATAGCATTGGCTCTCCGTGTACAATATCACATGCGTATATCTCTTCTGCGGCAATCATCACGTCATAGAACGCATCTGAAAATATGTTTTTAAGTTTCTGAGTATGCCAGAAATAATCGAGAATCCTGGAACCCATAACCTCTGTAGAATCTTGATAATCGAATTTATGGTAATGCTGTAACTGCTTTATTCTTCGCCCGGCCATCTCTTCGTTATACTGATCACCGGCCAACTCACTCGTTAGCAATCCATATATTTGTTGTTGAAGCATGAATTCCTTCTGACTGATAACATCCTCGTTTACACTACGGACACGCCAATCAAATCTTCTCTTCGATTCTTCACCTTTAAGTACATTGAGCTTTGATATCTCAATCGGATAGTTCTGAATTTTTGCAGGGAAGGCTACTCCTTTTATTCCCATAGGATTAAATGCCTTCTCAATATCTGACTCATCTATGATCCCGTTTATTAAATCGTAGTTGAGTTTCTTGGAAGCTTTATTCTTCCGGATCTTACTTGTGTCTCCACCTGTAATGGATATCGATGCTTCGATATTCTCAATACCCCATTCCTCCGTCTTCTCTTGGAATGCTTTTTTTTGGGCTGGAAACTGATGAATTGTGATTGCCATAGCTTTAGATTTTTATTAGTGTCAACTCGTCTTTCGTTCTAATTGATGTTTCTTCAATACACGATCAAATGGATCGCTCGTTTCCCTGTATTTCTCTTGGAACATTTCCATTCTTGCAAAGAACGGACTCAGGGCATCTTGGGGTTTAGAGTCTTCTGAGGACCCTATATGTTGCAGATCTTCCTTTAATATCAGCATCATTTGCAAAGCGTCTACTCTGTCAAAGTTACCCTTATCATGCCAATAAATCAATTCCTGCAGTAATGGAACTGATCGAATAGTGTGCAACATTAGTTTCTCACTACCGGGTGAAACAGGTGTAGTGAGCCATACGAGAATCAGTTCTCTTCCCCATTTTTGAATAGGTAAAGTACCTGGTGTTCCCTTTCCCCTGTTAAGGAGTGATTTATCGAATATTTTATCTGCGACAAGCCGTGGTGTGTCACAGAGGAGGTGTGCGGAATGTTTATTGTTAAGATATGTGAACAGACCTTTCCAGTTATTTTCATAGTTACATCGTGCGTTATAGTACATTAATAATCGTCTAACACCCTCATAATATTGAACAGCCGTCGCTGGCCTACCGGTATACTCCGCAACTATCCGCTGAGTAAGTCTATTCATAATAAACGTACTACCAAGAGAATCTGTTGTACTCTGGTCATGGTCATACAGGTCATTCCCTGCAATATAGATCCCATAAGGAATATCTCCATCCTCATCTCCAACAGGGTGTTCATAAATAACAATCGCCCCATCGATATTAGTCTTATCCATTTCTGGAAACTTACGAAGAGGGCGAACTGTATCATCCGGTTGCCATATTACTTTATTATCATCAACATCGATTCCAAGGACACCCAAGTATTCAGTCTCCTGATACTTCTCAGGATTCGCCTGGAGATCATTCCTGTGATTCTTAAGATCTATAATCGGGAAGATAGTACCACCAATACGCATAACCGCTTCTTGAGGATTCCTTGGTTCCTCCGCAATAAAACGTATTATAGCCTCGGGGTTTTTAGTTGCCTTGATTACTTTTTCTCTCTGGAGATCCACAACTCGTGTTGATGTATCATAGATACTATTTCCATCATCATCCATGGCTCCTTCCATGTTCTGTTCTACTGAAACGAAGTGAGCACACTTAGATCCACTTGCACCTTCATCCCACCGGTTCTTCACCTGATGTACGTTCCATGCACTTCCTTCATAGAACAATTGTTCAAGACCAATAAAGTCGTCACCTTCTGTACCACCAGTACCGAATGCGATCTGTAATCCAAAAGTGAGCCGGCCCTGCTGCATCGATTTCAAAGAGATGTTCCATGCCTTAAGTAGATTCGGAAAGATACCAGCTTCCTCATACAAAACAAGCTTTCCCCTTTTACCCCTGGCTTTGTTCCAGTTGTTTTTCAGAGAAAGCCCAATGATTTCACTCTTAAAGCCTTTTTCAATTTTTAGTCCATTCTCGGTAGCATAGTAGGAAGCTCTCTTATGCATAATTGAATCATGCCTGTCTCTTCTTCTTCCCCATGGAGTATGCTGCTCGATATGGTCCATCATCTCCCATGCTTTCGTGAGAAGACCATCCTCTATAAGATATGCCTTATCGTCTGCAAATACATAAGACTTGCTTCCCGGGATGAGATAATAGTTTCTATCAAGCATAGATCCTCCCTTGAAAGAGTAACCACGACCACGAGTTTTTATAATAGCTCCATGCTCACCAAGCTGTTCCGCTTCATCATAGTAGTGATATGTATCATAATCTCCATCCCAAAAATCTGCAAACTCCATGATTCTATCTGCCTGCGCCTGCTCGTATATCTTTTGAATATCCGTAGGATCAATCTTAAGTATGTCTTCCGGATCACCAGTTTCTACTGCCTTATAAATCGGGCAATAATTTAGATACCAATAAAAATAGCCAGGTATCCAGTCCCGGCCTATGTCATAACCGTAAACAGATCTTCTGGCTTCTTCCTCCCAAAATTTGTAATATCTCGATGAAGGATGTGCGTTGGGTGGATAGTTTGTATATCTACTAAATTCCTCAAAGTGTAATGCGGATTGTCGCCACTCGTCGGTATTATAATGTGGGGTGTTCTTATAGTACCCTGATTTTATTTCTTGCTTGTTTTCAACCATGTTGCCATATTTGCATCTTCAAACATGGAGAGCTCCCCTCCGCCTCGTATGGACATATTATCTTCTTCTCCCATTTCTCCAATTGCGACAATATAGTCTCAACATCTTTAAGGCCTTTTGTTACTTTAGTCGGATCGAAGTTTTTCATATCCGTCTGATCTTTCTTAAATCTCAACTCTTCATAGAATACCATTAATGAGTTTACAGTATCTCTAACACTCCTCAAATACCTCATTGAGAAACTTTCCTGCAATTTCTCATATTTTTTGATAGCATCCAAAACAAGCTGTGAAGGATCATATTCCGAACTTCCCATAATATCCTCTCCAATGATGCGTGGTTTCTCAAGTCCAAATATATTAAATTCACTTTTATAATCTGCCATGAAATAAATATAGGCAAACTCTTTTGTAGCTTTTGCCTTCTTCTTGGTTCTATCCGCTTCCCATACTGCCTTAAACTCCGGAATCCATAGAGTCTTTGGTTCTATTTCTACTCTATTGTTCTGTGTCAGAATAAACATGTTCGATATTTTTTAAACTCTTGTTTCTGAAAAACCTCTTCTTTCCCGGTTTGATCTTAAATACTCCAAGTAAAGGTAGCCTTATATATGGCCAGTGATCATTGTATGAATCTACGGTTCTCATCTTTACCTTAATGAACTCGAATTGTGACTGTATTACATTACGTACCTCCTTCTTAGTAAGTCCGTGCTTCTTACTTAGATGTTCAATGAACCCATCCATGCTTTTGCTATGTATGTCCATTGAGCTTAAAGTTAAAATTCAACGTATGATCCGCACCGGCATATACAATAAATAATTTGTTGATGGTTTTTCCGTTTAGGATTTTCAACTCTCTGAGCTTCGTGAAATAGATATTCAGAGAATGTTCTTTCATATCCAATGACTCACAAATCATCTTCTTGGTTTCCTGGTTAAATACCATTCTCCACTTCTCTTCTTCCGGATAATCCTTAAAAGCATCATTGTAGTAAAGAAGCTGGGCGAGTACCGTACGTGGGATCTCACTAAGAGTTTTTTTATGACCACTTAGTTTTGTAAGGATCGCGTCGATGATTGGTTTCTTCAACATTAGATACTCGTGAAAGAACTTCTCTTTTGTAGTTCTGATTTCAATTGACTCCTGTGGCATTGCTCTGA